CCTACTGGCAAGCGCGAGATGAGTGATTTGATAGAGGCTGGCATGGGGCCTGCAGAGGCTTTATTGGGTGTTGGCATTGGTAAGTTTTTAAGTGAGCCGATGCGTATGACATTGATGTCTATGCTGGGCATTGATTCAACTCCAGACCGAGTGGATGCCCCTGTTAACGCTAGGAACGAAGCTGGGCCTAGGGCTGACAATTATGATTTGCAACGAACTGCGATTGACGAGTTTCTTGAGGCTCGGGCGGCTGATCAGACGAATTTTGAGGCGATGTACGGGGCTGACAGGGGCAGTTTGGATGCTTCCGGGGCTTTAATTGACGATCCTGCGTCTATGACTGATTCTGAGCTTCTTGATATGTTTAATCGGGAGTATCCGGACGCGGAAGATGTAGCGTTGCAGAGTGTTATGTTTGATGACGAGACGTTGGGTCTTCCTGTTGCTGATTATTATGACCCGGAGTATGTTCCGGACGCGGATGATATTCAGGAGATGTTGGATAACGGCGCTACTCCTGCTGAGGTTCGTCAGTTGATGGATCAGCAGTCTCGTTTAAACGTTGATGACGAGTTTCTTGAGGCTCAGGCGGCTGCTCAGGCTCGTGACGATGCTGGCATTGTTGATGATTTTGATCCTAGCATCGCGTTTCCTGACGTTACGGGAGATGACGGTACTTTTGATGCTCAGGCATTGAACAACGCCATCACCAACCGAGATTTTGATCCTAATGACCCGTTTTCTGCTGTTGGTTATGAGGGTGATGGAACTCCAGTACCCGGTGCTTTTCCTGACGGTCCTCCTATTGACGTTGATGATGCAGCTATTGCGGCTGGAGGAGATTTTAGCAACTTGAATTTCACGCAGGTTCCCGTAACGCCACCTGAGCTTAATTACGAAATTAAGGACCCGAGTAGCGGGTTACAGGCTGCTTTACAGACTGTTTCTAGGAAGTCTGGTTTGAAGTTTCCTGACGGGGAGGCTGCGTTTAAGGCGTTAAAGAGTCAGGGTGTTACGGACGCTGAGTTAGAGGCTCGTGGTTTAATGTCCTTGAAGGGTTTAACGAATTTTGACGGGACTGCGGCTGCGAAGATGTTGTCTGGTTTTCAGGAGCGCATGACGGGCGGCAAGTTTTCTGATGACATTGATTTAAGTTCTCCAATCAGGATTACGGAGATGCGAGGTGCAGGCACTGATTACGAGCAGTATTTCACTCCGGGCGGCACTGATTATTTAGAGACGGTATATACGTTACGTGATAACCTCTTGGGTTCTAATCTTTCTAATAAGTTAAAGAACAAGACGGCGGGTCATCATCCTGAAGCTCAGATGGAAGGCCCTACTTTATTCCACACTCGTTCTGCTGTGTATGACGTAGATGGCGGTGGTTCAACGTTTCATTTGGGCGAGATACAGTCTGATGTGAACGGCAGTTCACGCACTATATTAAAGAACCGGAAGATTTTGGAGGACCTTGGTTCTGACAGAGCTGAAATTCTTGAATCTATGTATTACACTGGGGGTCAAAAACCCTCTGAAGTTGAGATGTTTCACGGCTCACGGGTCCCTACAAACCGTGCTATAGGTCCCAAGGATCAGGAGATACTGGATTTATTAGAGGGCACGATTTTTAAAAAGAATATAGTTGAGGCTAATGATTCTCGGTCTGTTGTTCAGCAGGGTTATAGTGAGCGGTTTTCCCAGCTTCCTGTTACGGAACAGGTTGATCGGTTGATGTCTGAGTTGACGGACTTGAGAAACACGCGAGGAAATAAGACGGCTTCGGAGTTAGGTGTTGGCAAGTTATATGACACGGCTACGATTACGCGCATGGCGATTCGTCGGTCCTTGGAACAGGCTTCGGATTCTGGTGCGGATTTTTTCACGTTGGGCACTGGTCAGATGGCGAAGAACATGACGTATGGCGATTTGGGTGGACAGAAAGAGTATTACGACAAGATTGTTCCGGGGGCCTTAAAGAAGGTGTTGAACAAGTTGGGCGCTGATTCGAAGCTGGAGATGCCGAAGATGGAGGACATACCGATGTACGGTGCGGATCAAGACGGTATGGATCAGTTGTTTATGGTTCCGGGTTTTAAGATGACGGATAATTTTCGCAAGGCTGTTGCAGAGTTTGGCATGCCTGTGTTTAGGGATGGTGGTCGTGTTGATGTTTCACGGTTCACGGGTCTTGGTTCGATGGGGTATATGTTATGAATCCATTATTTTCTGTTGGGTATTTACCGGGGGAGAAAGAGCTTCGGACGAGTGGTCAGCAGGTTTTAGATTTCGTGAGTGCGGTTGATCCTGCGCAGGGGATTATGCGTGGCATGGCTGCGAGTGGTCGTGCTTTTGATTCTGAGTTATCTGTTGAGGAGAGGAAGGCTGCGGGTATTGAGGCGGCATTAGAGACGTTAGCGCCTGTTGGCATGGGGATTTTTGGAGCGTTAGCCAAGCAGCCAGCGAAGGCTGTATTGATGGATGCGTTGACATTGACGGGTGCGCCTAGTAATGCGGTTCCTGTTCCTCCCGTTGTTTTTCGACAGTCTCCTGATTACATTCATGGAGGGGGGGAAATTTCTGATTTTAAAATTGACCCAGAGCTACCTTTTCAAAAAAGACACACGGGACAGGATCAGGTACTAGACATGATCGAAAGCGGTTATGTACGGGTTAAACCGACAGGAGCTAATAGCGGGGGCAATAACCCGCAGACTATATATTTTGGGGGCAATAAGGCAGATAGCCCAGAAACGGCAACGCAAACAAGCGGGGGGTTTGGACTAGGTAGCGTTACTAGCTCCAACACAGACATAAGAAAGAATATTGCCTTAATTGCAGATAGTGCAGAGCTTCACAAGTACATAGGTAAACCTCTTCCTATAAGCTCCCTTAAACATGCTTGGAAGACTTTAGAGAGCGGTGAGCTTGTGGACATTTTACCGGACATTTTAAAAGCTAACCAAAACTTTAATTTTGCGAACGGTGGTCGTGTTGCTTCTAGGCTCACGGGCCTTGGTTCAATGGGGTATATGATATGAAGATGGTTCGTAATTTATTAGATTTGATATACAGTGCTGAGTCTGGTCAGAATTATGATGCGTGGAACACGCAGACTAAGATTAAGTCTGAGCGTCCTTTAACTGAGTTGACGGTTGCTGAGATCATGGCGATTCAGGAGAAGAACTCGGGCAATAACGGTGGTGCTGCGGGTGCTGGTCAGATTAAGAAAAGCACGATGCAGTTGTTGTTGAACAACAATATTTTGTCTAGGGATGATAAGTTTACTCCGGAGGTTCAGGACCGCGCACATTTGTTTTTGTTGCAGAACCGTGGCTTGAACGATTACTTATCTGGCGGTATCAACTTAAACGAGTACGGTCATAGGCTGTCCAAAGAGTATGCGAGTTTACCTAGGATGTTGGGTGAGACGCCTCACATTTCTTATTATGAGGGTGAGGCTAAGAACTCTGCGCGAGTAAAGCCTAGCGAGATCACGGCTCAGTTATCTGCGTTAATGACGGACGGGACGTCGGAAAATGCTCCGTACCAAGCTTTGAGCATTACGAACGAAGCTGAGGAACCCGATATTGTTGCGCCCAAGAGTATTGCAGGGCAATACTTGAACCAAGCTGCGGGACCCTCGGCTAATGATGAGGCAGAATCGGACCTTGCGTTTGCTGCGTTGAGGGATCAAGAGGCTTCGGGCGGCATTACGAGCGCAGCGGCTACGGGCGTTGATCCTAAGATGAGGGCGTTTGCTGCGGCTGTCATGGAGGCTAAGAAGGGTGATCCGAAGGCCAAGGGTTTTCGGGCGATGCAGATGGGGTTAGGTATGTTGGACAAGGACGTACAGCCTATGCTTGAGCAGCTAAGTTCCTTACAGGTTCCTCAACGACCGCCTAGTGCTATGGATAGATTTACGGGCGGCATTGCTAGTTTAAAAGACAGTATCGGAAACATGTTTAGGATGGAAAATTGATATGCCAGTAACATACAGTAACGGAACAGTAACTCAAAGCAGTCCTTCGGACTACGCAGCAAGTCAGCGGTCCAAGGAGCGTGAGCGTGAGAGCCGTTACGAGCAGCAGCGCAGTGACTTCTTCAGTGGCATTTTTGGAGGTGGCAGAGGTGGGCAAGGGTCTCAACCGGGAGGTCCGGATGTAGGGCCACCTCGTGGAATGACTCGCCCTGTAATGCGCCCCGCTACTTTAAAGCCGACTACAATACCGGCTCCTACCGACGATGACTTTAAGAATTTAGATTATAGTAATGTTCCTTATTACCAAAGCGATAAGCGGATGCGACCCCCGGGCCAAACAGCCCAAGGCCCTGTTCAAGACAATCAAACCTATAGGGATCGGCTGCGGAACTTTGGTTCGGCGATGGAGACAGACCTTCGTTTGGGACTTGGTGGTTTGAGGAACGGAGTTGTTGGTTTTGCAGACGCAGTAGAGGATTTGGGATTCGGACGGTTTAGAGGTGAAGATGGGCAACCCGCTGGTGTGCATCCTGCCATTGTTCAAGCTTATGAGAACTTCCAAAAACGTTCTAGAAAAACGTTTGACGATGCGGAAGCAGCGTCAATGGGCGATGGTGATGATAACAACTTCTACGGCAACTACGATCCGTGTCCCGAGGGGTATCGGACTGATCCGGTAACGGGGATGTGCGTTCCTGTAATGGGTATGTCGTATAATCCTGCCTCTGCTCCTGCCTCTGCTCCTGCTCAGTATCAGGGTAATTTTGTAGACAGTCCATTTCCTGATTTTGCGAGTAGTGCTCCAACAAGTATGCCGTTTGCTGCACCTATGAACTATACTCAGGCCATGAACTACACACCTCCTAATATAGTGCCGTCAAGCATGTCGGCTCAAGGCATGGGCATTGCAGGCATTCCGATGACTCCGATTATGGGTTAGTCATGAAATGTCGGCACTGTGGAAAAGAGATTGTTGAGGAGGATACGGTGGACAAGGTTCCTTCGTGTTCCTCTTGCTATCTGCCTTGGTTTTTCTTTTTAGCTCGGAGGGACTATGAACTGTTGGCATTGTAGCACCGAGTTAATTTGGGGCGGGGACCATGACATAGAGGACGATGAGGACTATGTTATGGAGACGAATTTGTCGTGCCCTAGATGTAGGACGTTGGTAATAGTTTATTATCCCGCAGAGGAACAAGATGACCCTTCAGAGCTTTGACGCGCTTCCCGAAGAGGCGCTGAAAGAAATACTGGCTTTAACTGAGGCCAAGAAGCGGCTTGATTTGCAAGAGCAGGCGCAGAACAAGTTCATGCCGTTTGCGCATCATGTGTATGAGAACTTCATTGAGGGCCGTCATCACAGGGTGATTGCAGAGAAGCTGGAGGCTGTGGCTCGTGGCGAGTTGAAGCGGTTGATTATTAACATGCCGCCTCGTCATTCGAAGTCCGAGTTTGCTAGTTACCTAATGCCTGCATGGTTTTTAGGCCGCAACCCTAAACTAAAAATTATTCAGGCTACCCATAATACAGAACTGGCTGTACGTTTTGGTAGGAAGGTTCGAGATTTAATTGACGATCCTGCGTATCGGGAGATTTTTCCGGAGACGAGCTTGAAGGAAGACAACAAGGGCGCGGGAAAATGGGGCACGGACAAGGGCGGCGAGTATTTTGCGGCGGGTGTTGGTGCTGCTGTCACGGGTCGTGGCGCGGATTTGTTTGTTATTGACGATCCGCACTCGGAGCAGGACGCTATGAGCGACACTGCGTTTGACAATGCGTATGAGTGGTACACTTCTGGTCCCCGTCAGCGACTACAACCGGGGGGTGCAATCATAATTGTTATGACCCGCTGGGGTAAGAAGGACCTTACGGGTCGATTACTGGCCCGACAGGGCGGTGATATCATGGCCGACAAGTGGGAAGTGGTAGAATTTCCTGCGATTATGCCTAGTGGCAACCCTTTGTGGCCTGAGTTCTGGGATAAAGACGCATTACTTGGAATCAAAGCGTCTTTACCTGTCTCAAAGTGGTCTGCGCAGTGGCAACAGAGGCCCACGGCCTCGGAATCTGCGATTATCAAGCGCGATTGGTGGCAACCGTGGGAGCAGGACAAGATTCCGCCCTTAAAGTACATCATGCAGTCGTATGATACGGCCTTTTCGAAGAAGGAAAGCGCGGATTACAGCGCAATTACGACTTGGGGCGTGTTTAACCCGCTAGAGGGCGGTCCTGACCACATAATTTTGCTGGATGCGCAGCGTGGACGATGGAGTTTCCCTGAATTAAAGGAAATGGCCTATGATGAGCACGAATACTGGGAACCAGACATGGTTATCATCGAAGCCAAGGCCACTGGACAACCTTTGATAGACGAATTACGTCTCAAGGGCATCCCTGCCTTGGGTTTTTCTCCGGGCAGGGGCAAAGATAAGGTCACTAGGATGCACTTGGTAGCTCCGTTGTTCGAGGCGGGGATTGTTTGGTATCCGATGGACAAGAAGTTTCCTGAAGAGGTCATCGAAGAGGTTGTATCTTTTCCGTATGGTGACAATGACGATTATTGTGATAGTATGACCCTAGCTTTAATGCGTTTCCGGCAGGGTGGTTTCATCTATCTGGACGGCGAAGATGACCAAGAGGATGAGTGGAAACCTCGCAGACGGGAGTATTACTAATGGTGATGTCACCAGACATAGAAGTGCCGATTGATGTGCCTATGGAGTTTCCTAACGGGGCCGAGGTTATTGATGACGGCATGGGCGGGGCGATAGTCCAGTCTATGGAAGAGATGCCTATGGATATCCCTGATGACATTCCGTTTGATGCAAACTTGGCAGAATACTTGGATGACGGTGTTCTTGGCGAGATATCCTCTGATCTTCGCGGATTGTACGAGGAAGACTTAGAGTCGAGGTCCGATTGGGAGCAGACGTACACCAAGGGTTTAGATTTACTGGGTCTAAAGTCCGAGGAGCGCACAAGTCCGTTTGAGGGTGCGTCCGGTATTGTGCATCCCATGATTAGCGAGAGTGTCACACAGTTTCAGGCGCAGGCATACAAGGAGCTTTTGCCAGCGGGTGGCCCTGTTAGAACCCGTCTTATGGGTTTGCAGGACCAAGAACGTGAGGATCAGGCTAATCGGGTAGAGCACTTTATGAACTACCAGATTACGGAGATCATGCAAGAGTACGATCCTGACATGGATCAGATGCTGTTTTATCTCCCTCTTTCTGGCTCTACGTTTAAAAAGGTTTACTTTGACCCCACTAAACAACGTGCTGTGGCACAGTTTATCCCAGCACAAGACTTAGTTGTACCGTACTCTGCTTCTGACTTAGCTACGAGCAATCGGGTTACCCATGTTTTGCGTATGGACATCAACGATGTACGCAAGATGCAGGTTGGCGGCATGTATCGTGACGTTGATCTGAAGGAGGGTGGTGACGTTGAGGCTGACTCTGTTCGTCAGAAGGTTAACGAGCTAGAAGGCTTATCAAAGAATTACTCGGACGATGTTCTGACGGTGCTAGAGATGCATGCGGACATGGACATTGATGGTTTCGAGGACATGAACCCTGAGACGGGGGAGCCATCGGGCATAAAACTGCCATATATCATTACGATTGATGACAACTCGGGACAGGTCCTGTCTATTCGGCGCAACTTCGACATGGGCGACCCCATGATGCGCAAGCGTCAATACTTTGTTCACTACAAGTTTATGCCCGGACTAGGGTTTTATGGCTTTGGTTTAGTTCATATGATTGGCGGCTTGGGCCGTGCAGCTACAAGCTTGCTGCGTCAGTTGATTGATGCGGGTACGCTGTCGAACTTACCTGCAGGTTTCAAAGCTCGTGGTGTTCGCGTTCGCAACTCTGATGAGCCACTGCAACCGGGAGAGTGGCGGGACATTGATGTTCCGGGCGGTGCAATTAGGGATTCAATCATTCCTCTGCCCTACAAGGAGCCTTCGGCTACCTTGGCCCAGATGCTTGGCGGGTTAGTTGCAGATGGCAGACGCTTTATATCTGTAGCAGACCAACAGGTTCCAGACATGAACCAAGAGACGCCAGTCGGCACGACTGTTGCGTTATTGGAACGTGGATCGAAGGTTATGTCCGCGATTCACAAACGTTTGCACTACGCGCAGAAAACCGAGTTCCGGCTTTTGGCGCGTATCTTCGCTGAAAACCTACCTCCTGTTTACCCATATGAGGTATCTGGGGCACCCCAGCAGGTTAAGGCGCAAGACTTCGACGGCAGGGTTGACGTCCTCCCAGTCAGTGACCCTAACATTTTTTCGATGGCGCAGCGAGTTACATTGGCCCAGCAACAACTCCAGTTGGCTCAGTCAAACCCGCAAATGCATAACCTCCATGCAGCCTATAAAAGAATGTATCAGGCGTTGGAGGTGCAAAACATTAGCGAGATACTTCCTCCCCCTCCTCAACCGCAGCCAAAGGACCCTGCGATGGAGAACTCGGATATAATCTCGGGACAGCCAGCTAAGGCATTCCCACCTCAAGACCATGACGCCCACATACAAGCCCACTTGAGCTTGTTGAGTTTACCAATACTGCAGAACACTCCCCCTGTTCTGGCTGGTCTGTTTACTCATGTGTTGGAGCATGTCTCACTGAAGGCCCGTGAAGCGGTTATGGAGCAGATACAGTCTATTGTTGCGGAACCACAGCAGCAGATGCAGCAACTACAACAGATGGCTCAGGCAGGGGCTATATCACCGCAGCAAGCCCAGCAGCAGATGCAGCAACTACAACCACAACAGTTTTCCCCTGAGCAGGTAGAGGCTCAGGTTGCGGTAGTGGAAGCGGAGTTGATGGCGGATATCATGCCTCGTTTGGCGGCGGGTCAGAAGAGTGGTGGAGAAGACCCACTGGTTCAAATCCGCATGCAGGAACTTCAGATCAAGCAGATGGAAGCAGAGCACAAAGCTGCTATGGATCAGGCTAAGATTGAGATAGAGGGTGCCAAGCTAGAGCAACGTGCGGTGACGGATGCGGCTCGTTTGGATTTGCAGGAAGAGATTGCCGACAACCGAAACGAAGTAAACCAAGAGCGCATTGAGATGCAACGTGAATCTATGATGCGGAAGGGATTAGGATAATTGTGCGTCCATGATAGACCCTGTAACGGCATTTGCCGCCGCTAACGCGGCCTTTAAAGGCGTTAAAATGTTGGTTGGCGCTGGTCGAGAGATACAGGATGTCAGCCAGCAACTTGGCGCGTGGTATGGTGCAGTTGCCGACATAACTCGGGCTGAATCCCAGCGCAAAAACCCTACGTGGTTAGACAAAAAAACACACGGTACTGACAACATAGAACAAGAAGCTATGGATATTGTCATCCGCAAGAAAACATTGCTTGAAAAAGAAAAAGAAATAAAATTCATGCTTAATATGAGGTTTGGGCCTTCAACATACGATGATATGCTTCAAATGCGTCGAGAAATACGCAAAGAGCGGGAAGAAACTGTGTATGCTGCAATGGAAGCCAAGAGACAGATACAAAACAATGCCGCCATAGGTGGCCTGTCTTTAGGTATCATTGTAGTTATGGGTGGTGGGATTTATTTTTTAATGTCAGTGATGTAAAGGAGTAACCGATGACGATAGCTTTTGAAAAGATACTAGAGCATAAAATACTACCTCGATTTATGATGTTTGTAATGACGATAGTTTATGTTCGTTGTATTGAATGGGCCTTAGCGATGCCTGCATTATCCACACAGCAGGCTTCAATAATTTCTGTTGTTACGGGAGCCATGACGGGCGCGTTCGCCGTATGGTTGAGTCATGAAAAATGATACAGGCTTTAATAGGCCCATTGGGCACTCTTGCTAGTAGTTGGCTACAGGGCAAGACCGATAAAAATAATGCCGAGGCAAAGTTAAAGCTGACTGAAGCGGAAGCAAGGTCTAAGATCATGCTGTCAGAAAAAACAAGCGTTGCCGATTGGGAGCGCATTATGGCACAAAATAGTGACTCGTCTTGGAAGGATGAATGGTTTGTAATTATTCTGTCTATCCCTATGATTTTATGCTTTATTCCGGGCATGGAAGGTGTTGTTCATCATGGCTTTGAACAGCTTCAGCAAGCGCCAGATTGGTATATGTACGCACTTTTAACGGCCATAAGCGCATCATTTGGCATACGTGGGTTTAAACAATTTCTTGGAAAGAGGTAAGCATGGGATACAAGTTAGGAAAACGAAGCCTGTCAAGGCTCGAAGGAGTCAACGACGATCTGGTAACTGTCGTGAAGTACGCTATCGGCGTTACGAAGCAGGACTTCAGTGTGATTTGCGGCCTTCGAACGATAGAGGAGCAGAAGGCGTTAGTTGCAAAAGGGGCCTCGCAAACCATGAAATCGAAACACATTGACGGTAATGCTGTAGACTTGATGGCTTATTGCGATGGTGGTCGATGGGAGCTTAATCTGTACGATGAGATCGCGGACGCCATGAAGGAAGCTGCAGATGCAGTGGGGGTAAAACTTCGGTGGGGCGCTGCTTGGACGATAGATGATCTTGGTGCGTGGGACGGAACTTCGGAAAATGCAATGAACAGTTACATCGACACACGCCGTTCCCAGTCGCGCAGACCGTTTATCGATGCTCCACATTTCGAGATCATGTCTTGATATGCACGTATTCGTCCTCATGTTGTATCTTGGATATGGGGACGAACGTTTGTTAGCAGTGGATGACCTGTACTTTCATCAGTTGAACGTTTGCAACAGAGTGGCAAAGGCTCTTGTGGAGCGATACAGCACTCACGGCATTACAACTTCTGACAGAGCAGTTGCGTATTGCCTGCCAGTAAAAATTGACACTGACGAAACTAACGTGTATTGATAAGCATACTTTATCTAGGGAGCCGGACATGGCGATGAAGAAAAAAGGTAAGAAGGCTGGCGGCAAAGTAAGAATGCAGGTCGGTGGTCGCGCTAAACCCAAAGGCATGAGAGTCGGTGGTCGCGCTAAACCCAAGGGTATGAGAGTTGGCGGTCGCGCTAAACCCAAGGGTATGAAGGTTGGTGGTCGTGCTAAAGTTAAAATGAAAAAGGGCGGTCGCGCTAAATAACATATGGCTTATTTACATTCTAACGTGCCTTATTTTAAGGCATGGGTAAGGCGTGAGTATACTCATAACCATGAGCAGTACCACGGGGAATTTCTGCATGCGATGGTGATTGGTGTAACTTCGATGCCTAATAGGTGTCTTAGTTTTCAGGTTATCTTCACAGGTTGCGAGGCAGAGGACGAAGAAGAAGACACAGTACATGGCGGAGCAATGTGGGCAAGGATGCCCATCACTGCGTTGGTGGCAGACATTCCTTTGGAGGAGTGGCCGGACCCTATGCAGACGTATGATGCTCAACCGTGGGATTGTTCTTCTCATCATCATGCCGTCTATGTAATAGACAGGGCCACTCCATGCCCTTGGATGGCGAAGATAGACGGTGAGATGTATCCAGCTAAATACTTGTTTACCGTAGACTATACGGAAAGTGAGATTGCGGATGACCCTGCCCAACACAAGCAGTCTCATGTCCTTCAG